GCGCCAACCTTCGTGACGGGGTGTTGAAAGTGTTGTGCGAATTCACGGTAGCGGAACTGAAAACCTTTGTCCGTGACGACAATGGCTCTACCCATGGTTCACCCCACGATGACAGGGTGATGAGTTTGGCTATCGCTAATCAGATGCTGAAGTATGTGTGGCTTCCTGAATACCGCCCAAAAACTGATGCCCCGTTTGGGACGATCAACTATTTTGCGTCCAAACTTAGAAAACCTAAAACTGAACGAGAAAGGTACTTCATTGGGGAGTTCTCGTCGTACTAGGATATGTAATGATTTCGGCTTACTTATAGGGGATTTATGTATTGTTCTTCTTGTTCAAAACCGATTGAGGCAGATAATGACATCAAAAGAGGGTATTGCTTCAAATGTCATGTCAAATCTGTCCGATTGGGCTTCACTTACGGCAAAGAAAACTTCCACGGTCCTACCGAAAGAGAGCAACAACGGATAATGGAAGATTCACCAAAGTTCAAAGCAGGGCTCATTGAGAAGGTTCCAAGTCGGCGGGAACTCATCTAATGGATTGGCTTGTCCCTATTGCTGTGGCTTTCATTGGCGGACCTTTAGTGATTGTGGTTCAATCGTTGCGTAAAGAAAATACTGAACAGCATGCTGAGGCAAGAACTCTTCTTCATGAGGTGTCAGCAAAGGTTGACAAAGTTGATACAAAACTAGACGGACATATTACTTGGCATTTGGAGACAAAATGAAAATCAAAAAGTATCCCAAAATTACTTTGCCTCCAATGAAAAAAGGCAAAAAAATAGAGGTTCCTGCTACTAAGCAAGCGAAGAAAGACAAAGCATTAGTAGAGAAATACGGTAAGCCAAAAACAAAACCAAAACCAAAACCTAAGAGCAAGGACAAAAAATAATGGCATCTAAAAAGTATCCACCGGGTCAAAAACCTTCAATGGCTGATTCATATAAGAGCGCTACTAAATCAACAAAACCTCCAAAAGGTTCTGCTGCGGCTAATCGTGCGGCGCTTGCCAATGTTGGAAAAAACATTGTGGGATTTTTTGCAAAAGGCGGGATACCTGCTGTTGGTAAACCAGAAGGTTTCAATAAGCCAGCAGTAACGCCTCCTAAGCCAAACAGAGACCAAGCAATGGCTGACGCATACAAGACTGCTCAAATTGTTGGAAACAAACCATCTGCAATTATCAAGCAACAGTCACAACCAACAAAGGCTTCTGTTACTGCTACCACATCAACGAAACCTGCTGTTAAACCGTACAAAGCATTAAAGAACCCTGAAGCGGAAAAAGCACGCCAAGAGTTCGTTAACCAACGACTTGCAAAGCGTGGTATCAAGGTCGCTAAAAAGGGTCAACCACGATCCGCTGAAGAAAAAGCCGCTAGAGCACAGGCTCGTGCGACTTACGGTAAGAGAAAGAAAAAGTCTGTAAATAACTCAACTATGTCGGTAAAAGCACAAAGGGAGTTGGAACAATGAAGAAGCCTAAATTCGGAATTGTTGTTGCAGTAACTCAGTCTCCTATGGCTAAGGCATATAAAAAGGCTGTTGGCGCAAAAAAGCCAAGTCCAGAAGATTCAGATCCACTGATGCTTGCTCCTAAAAAGGTACGCCCAATGCCTATTGCCCCTAAAGGCGATAAAGGTAAAAACAGAAAAGATATGCCTATTGCACCTAAAAGCAATAAAGCACCAAAATATAAAACCCGTAAAGATAAAAAACTTTAATAACTTAATCAACCAAAAGGAAGAACAACATTTATGTCATTAGTCCCATCAGTAGAATCTAAAACACTTGGCGTCGCAGAAGAAGCACTGACACTGACTGCGCTAACCGCAGACACTGTTGTTCTTCAAGTAACTGGCACATTCACTGGCACAATCACATTTGAAGCCTCAGTAGATGGCACAAACTATGTTGCCATTGCAATGAAAGCCTCTGCACAAACCACCGCAACAACTCTTGTTACAACGACCACAACTGTTGGTGTGTTTAGTTTGAACATTCAAGGGTTGCCAAATTTCAGGGCACGAATGAGTGCATACACAAGCGGAGATGCAGTTGTTACCGCATCATTGGCAAGGTCAAATAAATAATGAAAGCGAACCCAAAGTACGGAACTATGAAATCAACAACGAAACCTGTTTGGGATACAAAAAATCCTAAAAAGAAATCAACTCCATTAACTCCTGCTCAAAAAGCAAAGGCTAAAGCATCAGCGGAAGCCGCTGGTCGCCCATACCCAAACCTGATTGACAATATGAAAGTTGCAAAGAAGAAAAAGAAGTAATGGCAAAAAAGAAACCGACCGTTGAGAGCGCATACAAAAGCGCTGCTTGGACTCGCAAAGAAGGAAAGAATCCTGAAGGCGGTTTGAATGCTAAGGGTCGTGCTTCTTATAAAGCAGAAACAGGTGGGACTCTCAAGCCACCAGTGTCTGCAAAGCAGGCAAAGAAATCACCCAAAGATGCGGCTCGTCGTAAATCTTTTTGCGCAAGAATGTCAGGTATGCCAGGTCCGATGAAAGATTCAAAAGGCAAACCTACCCGTAAATCATTGGCTCTAAAGAAGTGGGACTGTTAATGGCTCGTCAATCAAATGCGGACAAACTTTCTAACTATAGGAAGCGTGTTGACTATTCAAAAAAGTGGCGTCAAAGTGAAAACTATGACCAACTTTGGCAACGAATGATCAATCTTTACCGTGGTCGTCAGTATCGCGGTCAAGCAGTCGGTGATCGTCTTCTTGTAAACATTGCGTTTTCCACAATCAACACTCTTGCGCCGTCTGTTGCTATTGGTCGCCCTAAAATTAATGTTAATCCTCGCAAACCCGAGGATGGCGATAAGGCTGTTGTTACTGAATCAATTATTAACTATTGGTGGCAACATTACGAATGTCAAGCAGAATTCCAACGGGCTGTAAAAGATTATTTGATTCTTGGTCATGGTTGGGTGAAAACTGGTTACCGTTTCGTTGAGGAATCAAAGGCTGATGATGTTCAAGATACAGCCGATGAGATGGCTGATCCAAAGAAAACAACAGACGATGTTGAATCAGATTTTGTTATCAGAGAGGATCGCCCATTCTTGGAGCGTGTTGATCCTTTTGAAATGTTTGTTGACCCTGATTCTACTTGCATGGAAGATATGCGTTGGATTTGTCAACGCACTCGTCGCCCTTTGAAGGATGCAAAGAATGATCAACGATACGATTATTCTGCTCGTAAAGATTTGTCACCTTCTTCTTTCAAAAAGTATGGTGATGCGACAGTAAACAGTACTTATAACGCCATGGACGCAGATGACGCCTATTGTGACATTTTTGAGTTCTATGACATTGATACTGGTGAGATGTGTGTGTTCTCTGATAGTGGTGCAGATAAGTTCCTTATCAAACCAGTGAAGATGCCATATGTGTTTGGTCATCCATTCTTCATGTTGCGGAACTATGACATTCCTAACTTCTTTTACCCAATGGGTGAACTTGAGGCTATTGAGCCGTTGCAGTTGGAGTTGAACGAAACTCGTACGCAAATGATGAACCACCGTAAGCGTTACAGCCGTAAATGGTTGTTCAACGAATCAGCGTTTGATGACTTCGGTAGGCAGATGTTGGCTTCTGACGACGACAATGTGATTGTTCCTGTTAAGGGTTCAGAGAACTTGGCGAATGTCGTTGTTCCAATGCCTGCATTGATTAACCCACCTGAGTTCTACAACCAGTCCAATTTGATTCAGAACGACATTGACCGTGTGTCAGGTGTCTCTGAGTATCAGCGTGGCGCTATCCCTGAGACAACGAGAACTGCTCGTGAGGCTTCTATTATTGCTGAGGCAGGAAACGCTCGTGTTGCTGAGAAACTTGTTGGTATTGAGAACGCTATTGCTCGTTGTGCTTCTAACTTGATTATGTTGGCACAACAATACTTGACAGGTGAGCAAACTGTTCGTATCGTGGGCACCGAAGCGTCACCTGTTTGGTTGACTTTTGACAAAGATTACAT